CCACAACCGGGAGAGTAGCCATTTCGGTTGCTCTCCCCCTATCACAGGAAAGGAGATATTTATATGAAACCGCAAGATAAAATTGCAATCGATAACCTTCGTATGGAAGGCAAGTCCGCCGGGGACATTTCCATCGCACTTAATCTTTCAATAAACACCGTTCGTTCTCATATTCGTCGCCACCCTGATATCCCCAATACCCGCCGTTGCAAAACTTGCGGTGCATTCGTGGCGCAACCCACGGGACGGAGAGAAAAGAAATTCTGCTCGGATAAGTGCCGTATGGATTGGTGGAATTCCCACCCCGAGAAAATCAATAAAAAAGCATATTACACCCTCGTATGCGAGGAGTGCGGAAAGGAGTTTAAAAGCTATGGAAACAACCGTCGTAAATACTGCTGCCGAGCGTGTTACCTTATCGCCCACAGAGCAAAATCCGTATGATCCTACGAGCCTTATGCTTTACCATACCTCGGTGGCACTTGTTGAAAAGCTCGTAAAACAAGGACTTCTTACCCCTTCCGATTACAAGAAAGCCATTGACGTATTAAACAAAAAATACGGCTTATCTTCGTGTAGTATATTCGCAGAAATCGCTTGACTTTCAGGGCGTTTAGAGTGATATATATAGTACCTTATAAATGATACAAAGGAGGCTCTATGGCAAGAAAAATTGAGCAAGTGCGTTTTGCCGCAGACGCACCCAGGAAAAAACGAGTGGCAGCATATTGCAGAGTCTCAAGCGGCAAGGATGCTATGCTTCACTCGTTATCGGCACAAATCAGCTATTACAGCGATTACATTCAAAAGCACGGTTGGGAATATGCAGGCGTTTATGCCGATGAAGCTCTTACCGGCACGAAGGACAACCGTGAGAATTTTCAACGACTGCTTGCCGAATGCCGTAAAGGCACCGTGCAAATGGTCATTACCAAATCAATCAGCCGTTTCGCAAGGAACACGGTTACGCTCCTTGAAACGGTGCGAAAATTAAAAGCACTCGGTGTGGACATATACTTTGAAGAACAGAATATCCACACAATGAGCGCGGATGGAGAGTTGATGCTCACAATCCTCGCATCCTATGCTCAAGAAGAAAGCCTTTCGGTCAGCGAGAATATGAAATGGCGCATACGTAAGAATTTTGAGAACGGCAAGCCCTGGAGCGGTTTTATCCTTGGCTACCGTTTTCAGAACGGACAATTCGTGGTAGTCCCCGATGAAGCGGAGATCGTAAAACGCATCTTTCGAGAATACTTTGACGGCTCGGGTGCGACCGCTATTATGAAAGGTCTTAACGAGGATGGTATTCTCACAAGAACCGGAAAGCCGTGGCGCATCGAGGGAGTCCTCAAGATTTTAAGGAACTACAATTATACGGGCAACCTCATATTGCAGAAGACTTACCGCGAGAATCACCTCACCAAGCGTAAAATGCAAAACAACGGAGAGTATCCGCAATACCACGCCGTTGATACGCACGAAGCTATTATTGACCTTGCTACCTTTGAAGCGGTGCAAGAGGAACTCGCAAGACAAGCCGAACACTATTCAGGCAAAAAGCCAAGCACCGTAACCTATCCTTTTACAAGGCTTATCGTATGCGCAAACTGCGGAAAGCACTATAAGCGCAAAACCACGGCAACGGGCATCGTGTGGATATGCTCCACATACAACATCCACGGCAAAAAGGCTTGTGCCGATTCAAAAGCAATCCCTGAAAGTGTCCTTTACGAATTAACCGCAGATACCCCTCTCGGTGATTTAACGGCTATTAGAGCCGAAAAGGACAACACCTTGATATTTTGCTTTAAGAATGGCTCACAAACCGTTAAACGATGGCAAGACCGCTCCCGTCGAGAGAGCTGGACGGAAGAGATGAAAGAAAAGGCTCGTCAGCAAGCGTTGGCGCAACATTCAAAAAAATAAAGGAGGAATACCTATGGCGGCAAAAAACGTAACCGTTATCCCTGCTACGATATGTCAGCATACAAGAAAGTCCACCAAAGCAAACACAAGGCGCAAGGTAGCAGGCTACGCTCGTGTTTCTACCGATAGCGAGGAACAGGTAACCTCCTATACGGCGCAGGTGGATTATTACACACAGTATATTAAGGCGAATCCCGAGTGGGATTTTGTCAAGGTTTATACCGATGAAGGTATCTCGGGAACCAACACCAAGAAGCGTGATGGCTTCAATGAAATGATAACCGACGCCCTTGCCGGGAAGATAAGCTTGATACTTACCAAGTCGGTCAGCCGTTTTGCGAGAAACACCGTTGACAGCCTTACAACCATAAGAACGCTCAAAGCGCACGGAGTTGAGGTCTTCTTTGAAAAGGAAAATATATGGACTTTTGACTCCAAAGGTGAGCTTTTGCTTACGATAATGTCCTCTCTCGCGCAAGAGGAGTCAAGGTCAATTTCCGAGAACATCACTTGGGGTAAGCGCAAACAGTTTGCGGATGGTAAGGTTAGCCTTCCGTATAAGCAGTTCCTCGGCTACCGCAAGGGTGCAAACGGTCTGCCTGAAATTGTGCCTGAAGAGGCAGAAATCGTAAGGATGATATACCGAATGTTCATTGAAGGCAAAACCCCTTGTTACCTCGCAAAGTACCTTACCGAAAATAGCATTCCCACACCGGGCAAAAAGAAAACTTGGCAAATCAGCACCGTGGAGAGTATTCTTACGAACGAAAAATACAAAGGTGATGCTCGGCTGCAGAAGCGTTTCACCACCGACTACCTTACCAAAACGATGAAGGTCAACGAGGGTGAAGTTCCGCAATACTATGTAGAAAACAGCCACCCAGCCATTATTGACCCAACCGAATGGGAGATAGTACAAGGCGAGTTTCGTAGGCGCAAAGAGGCAAACAAACGCACTATGAGTCAAAGCCCCTTTTCGGGTAAGGTATTCTGCGGTGATTGCGGAGAGCAGTTCGGCCCCAAGGTGTGGCACTCCAACAGCCAATACCGCCGTGTGATATGGCAATGCAATCATAAATTCAAAGGCGATGAGAAATGTTCCACGCCCCACCTCACCGAGGATGCCCTTAAGGATTACACCATTGTGGCATTGAGCTTTCTTCTGAAGAACCGAGAAGCCTTGTTTGAAGACGGAAGGCTTATAAGGGCAGCACTCACCGACCACACCGAAATTGATGCTGAATTGCTAAAGATAACCGAGGAGCTTGAAATCGTGGCGCATATGATAGAAAATACCATAGCCACCAATGCGATAACGGCTCTTGACCAGTTGGAATATGCCAAAACCTATGAGAGCCTTACCGAACGATACCAAGCCTTACAGAAGCGTTATTCAGCTCTTACAAGGCAGAGAGCCGAAAAGGAATACAAAGCAGACGTCCTCAGCGGATTCATATTTGAGATCGGAGAGCTTGACCTTCTCGACACCGAATGGAGTGACAGCCGCTTTCACGCAATCGTTGACCACATCACCGTTTACAATGACGGACGGCTTGTGTTCACCTTCCGCAACGGCAGAGAGGAAACGGTGATGATGTAATGAATAGCTTTTTACGAAGAGTCGACTACGATGGTCGGCTCTTTTTTTGCTTATAAACAATTGAAAAAATCATAAAAATATGCTATAATTGAAATGCCACTAAAAACGCAAGGAGATTGGTATGAACGATATAGATTTTAGAAATACACTTATTAAGGCAATTGAGTTAGATAGCCATCCTATGGCAAACAAACCTAAAATTTTAGCAGCTCTCTTAAAAAGTAATACCTATATAGAATACACCAGCCTTTTTACTCGGCGCGAGTGGAATACTTATTGTGCCTTTTTGCACATTCAGGTTCCCGTCGAAAGTTATGAATTGGTTAGGCAAAGTGAGAGTAAAATTCTTTCTATTGCCGAGAAGGTTTTTGGCAGACAGGGAGATCATTTTCTTACCGATATTGAAATCGGCATCATAGTTGTTAATCATGAAGTCATTGATTTTTCAGGAATTTCATTGACGGATGCTATTTCAAAAGC